GCCCGCCTGATCATCAGCATGCCCCCACAGGAGGGCAAGTCCACGCTCGCCACCAAGTGGGCCCCCGCCTGGCTACTCAACCGCTCCCCCGACACGCGCATCGTCATCGCCTCATACGCGGCCGCCGTCGCCCGCCGCATGGGCCGCCTCATCCGCGACGAGATCACCACCCACACCGACACCCTCAACATCCGGCTCCGCGACGACGTCGCCGCACAGAACGAGTTCGAGCTCGCAGGCCGACCCGGCAGCGTGTACGCAGTCGGAGTCGGCGGCGCCCTCACCTCCCGCCCCGCCGACGCGATGATCATCGACGACCCCCTCAAGGACCGCGAACAGGCCGACTCCGAGACCTACCGCGACCGCGTCTGGGACTGGTGGACCTCCACCGCCTCCTCCCGCCTCGCACCCGGCGCCCCCGTCATCCTCATCCTCACCCGCTGGCATCACGCCGACCTCGCCGGCCGACTCCTCGAACAAGAAGACGGCGACCTGTGGGACGTCATCAACATCCCCGCCCAGGCCGACCACCGGCCCGAGAAGGGCCAGACCGACCCGCTCGGCCGCGCACCCGGCGAATACATGCTGTCCGCGAGGGGCCGCACCACCAGCCAGTGGGACGCCCGCAAGGTGCAGGCCGGCCCCCGAGACTGGGCCGCCCTCTACCAGGGCCGCCCCAGCCCCGAAGCCGGTGACCTGTTCCCCGCCGAATGGGCCACCTACGACACACCCCCCTGGGTCGAACGCGCGGACGGCACCAAGTGGGTGCCCGGCGAGGACGTCGAACTCATCCAGTCGTGGGACTTGACGTTCAAGGACACCAAGTCCAGCGACTACGTCGTCGGCCAGGTGTGGCTCCGCATCGGCGTCCACGCCTACCTCGTGGACCAGGTGCGGGCCCGCATGAACATCAACGCGACCCTCGCCGCGATCCGGGCCATGACACGGAAGTGGCCGCAGGCCGTCGCGAAGTTCGTCGAGGACAAGGCCAACGGCCCCGCAGTGATCACGCTCCTGTCCGGCCAGGTCCCCGGCCTCATCCCCGTCGAGCCCCGCGGCTCGAAGTACTCCCGCGCCGCCGCCGTGTCCCCGTTCGTGCACGCCCACAACGTGCACCTACCCACCCCCGAGATCCTGCCGAACGTGGCCGAGCTCCTGGAGGAAGCCCGCGGCTTCCCCAACGCCAGCCACGACGACACCATCGACGCCCTGTCCCAGGCCCTCGACCAGCTGCTCCTCCTGCCGATCCTCGACGAGGACGACCAGGTCACCAGCGACGAACTCCTCGAGGACGACCCGCACGGCTACCTCGCCACCTACTAGCGCACCCACGAGAGGGGGCCCACCACCATGCCCCTGTGGGACACACTCACCGGCCGGAAGGCGACCACCGAAGCCGACCAGTACCGCAACGAGATCGAGATCCTCCGCGAGTCCGTCGCCGACCTCGAGCTCGCGATGGACGACGCCGGGTGGCGGTCCCTCACCGCCGGCATGGACGAGGAGTTCTCCCGCGCCGGCCTGACCACCATCGCCCGCAACGCCCGCGTGTTCGCGATCGCCAACCCCCTCATCAAGCGGGGCCTGGCCGTCAGGCAGGCCTACGTGTTCGGGCAGGGCGTGGAGATCGCGGCCAGGGCGAACGGGCAGGAGGACGGCCAGCAGGACGTGAACGCCGTCATCCGCGCCTGGTGGCAGGACGAAGGGAACCAGGCGGCCGTGACCGGCAGCCAGGCCCAGGAGACCCTGGAGCGGGCCATCGGCACGGACGGCAACGTGTTCATCGCCTGCTTCACCAGCCCCCGCACGGGGTACGTGCAGATGCGCACCATCCTGTTCGACGAGGTCACGGACATCGTCACGAACCCCGAGGACGCGTCCGAGCCCTGGTTCTACAAGCGCGAGTGGTCCAGCCGCGGCCTGAACGAGCAGGGTCGCCTGGTCGACACGCGCCGCACCGAGTACTACCCGGCGCTCAGGTACCGGCCCGCCCGCCGCATCAAGTTCCTCGACGGCCACCCCGTCAACTGGGACAGCCCCGTCTACCACGTGCGGGTCGGCGGCCTGGCGGGCTGGAAGTTCGGCATCGGTGACGCCTACTCGGCACTCACGTGGGCGCGCGCCTACCGGGACTTCCTGGCCGACTGGGCGACCCTCGTGAAGTCCCTGTCGCAGTTCGCGTGGCGGGCCACCACGAAGGGCAGCAAGTCGCGGCGCCTGCGCCAGGCACTGTCCCGCCGGCCCGCCGGCCAGGCCCCGGCCGGGAACGACACGAACGCCGGCGCGACCGCGGTCATGGACCCGGAGGTCACGCTGGAGGCGATCCCGAAGACGGGCGCCACCATCGACTCCGAGTCCGGCCGGCCCCTGGCCACCATGGTGGCCGCCGCCCTCGACATACCGGTCACCACCCTCATGTCCGACCCCGGCCAGACAGGGGCCAGGGCGGTCGCTGAGACCCTGAACCTTCCGATGCGGCTGGCCATGCAGGCCCGCCAGGCTGTGTGGACGGCCGCCTACACGGCAATCGCCCGCTACGTGATTACGCAGGCCGTCCGCGCACCCCAGGGCCCCCTGGCGGGGTCGGTACGCCGCGACCCACTCACCGGGGCGGAGACGCTCGCCCTCGCTGGGGACACGAACGGGGACGACGACACGATCGAGGTCGTGTGGCCGGGACTGGACGAGACCCCGGCCGAGACGATCGTGGAAGCGATCTCGAAGGCCGACAGCACTGGCAAGATGCCGCCCGTCCAGACCCTGAAGCTGCTGCTCGCGGCGCTCGGCGTGCGGGACGCGGACGACATCGTCGCGGCCGCGACCGATGAGGACGGCAACTGGATCGACCCCACCGCGACGGCGGGGTCTGAGGCGGTCCGGGCGTGGCGTGAGGGCCGCGGCGCCGCTGGCGCCCCCTACACCGACCAGTAGGCGGGGGCCACGGTGGCTATCGGCCGGGGCGTCCTCGACATCGAGCAGGACCTGAACGACTTCCTGCGTGGCGTGGAGGACGCGCACACTCGCGCACTGGTGGCCTCGTGGGTGCTGGCCTGGGACCAGGTCGCCGCCGAGGTCGACGCCGCCGCGCTCGCACTCGCGCTGGCCGCGGACGGGGACACGATCAGCCCCTCCATGATCGGCCGGTCTGCACGCATGCAGGCCGCCCTCGAGGCCGTGTCCGGGTCGCTCGACCAGCTCGCCCTGGAGGCGGCGGACGGCGCTACGGGCCGCCTGCGGGTGGCAGTCGATGAGGCGATCGCCGCCGAGCAGGCCATGATCACGGCCCAGCTGCCCCCACGGGCGGCCGGCGGCGTACTCAGTACGACTCTGCACGCTGCCAGCAGCGTGCAGGTCACGGCCATGGTGCAGCGCGTCAGCGGGCAGATCACGTCCCGGCACCGGGAGATCAGCCCGGCAGCGACGGCCGCGATCCGCCGGGAATTGGCCCGCGGTATCGCGGTGGGCGACAACCCGCGCACCGCGGCCAGGAGGATGGTCCGCGGCATCGAGGACCAGTTCAACGGTGGCCTGACCAGGGCGATGACGATCGCCCGAACCGAGATGCTGGACGCGGCCCGCGAGGCCTCCCACGTCGTGGACCAGGCCAACAGGTCGACGCTCGCCGGCTGGGTGTGGGAAGCACACCTGGACCCCTCCACCTGCCGGTCCTGCATTGCGATGCACGGCACCCTGCACCCGGTTGATGAGCCTGGCCCGTATGACCACCCGAACGGGCGGTGTGCGCGGGTGCCGAAGACGAAGACGTGGGCCGAGCTCGGGTTCGAGGGCATCGACGAGCCACGGGACCTGCAGTCGGATGCGGACGCCTGGTTTGAGGGGCTGTCGGAGGAGCAGCAGCGGCGGATCCTCGGCGGGCGCGGCTACGAGCAGTGGCGGTCAGGGAACTGGCCCCGCGAGCAGTGGTCCCAGCGGCGCACCGCGGACGGTTGGCGTGACAGCCACGTGCCCGCGAGGGCACCGGGTAGGGGCTCCGGTGGGGGTTCGGGCGGGCGGCCACCCACTGGGCCGCTGCGCGGGGCACCGGCCGGGGACGACGGACCGCTCGGAGAGCGCATCCTCATGCCAGGTGCCGAGCGGGCGGGCGTCGTGTACCGACCAGACGGGCTGCTCGTTGCGCAGCACGAGCTGGATACGGCGAACCGCCTGGCTGCGGTCGGCCTGGACATCACGTTCAATCCACTCGACTTCACACGCGGCGCCCGGAACCCGGACGTCACCATTGGCGGGTTCGCCTGGGAGATCAAGAGCCCGCAGGGCGCGGGACGGCACACGATCTCACGGCAGCTCGCTCGAGGACGACACCAGGCCGATCGGCTGATCCTCGACACCGCCCGCACGCCACTGGCCGATCCTGACATTCTCGACGAGCTTCGGCGTCGACTCATCGGACAGCGTTCGTTCCTCGAGGCGATCCACGTCGCGAAAGACGGGACCGTGACATGGCTGACCCACCGCGGTACAGTGTGAGGAGAAGGCGGCAGGCAGTGCACCACTCATTCGCACAGCTGAGCCGCCTTCGCTCTTGGCCCCGTTGAGCATCGCTCCGGGGCCTTACCCATGCCCCGCGCGTCAGGTCTGCTCTGGGGCCCACTCGCCGCGCGTCGACCAGCCCGGCGCCAGGTACAGGACCGCGCCACACCACCGGCACTCATGCTCCATGCCCGCCCCGTGCGGCTTGATCTCCACGCGACGCAGCACGAAGTCATGCCCCGGGCACTCCCCCGGCCCGCCCTCGTCGTTCGCGTCATCCATACCCACAGGCCCCACCCAACCACCCCTAGGAGGTGCCGCGCATGACCGGGACACTGATCCGCGAGAGCACCACCCTCGCGGGCCCCGCCGCCGGCGGCAACATGCTCATCCAGCTCATCACTCCCGGCGTCGGCTCGTCCGGCGTGTACACGCCCCAGGTCCTGCAGGCCGCAGCCGAAAGCAAGGTCTTCCCGGCGGGCACGCTCATGTTCAGCGACCACCCCGGGGAGACCGAGAACTACGACCGGCCCGAACGATCCATCCGCGACGTCGCCGGCGTGCTCACCGAGGACGCCCGCTGGGACGGGACCGCACTGGTCGCCGAAGCCAAGACGTACAGCCCCTGGACGCAGGTCCTCACCGAGATGCACGACGCCATCGGCGTCTCCATCCGCGCCCAGGCCACCCTCGGGGAGGCCGACGAGTCCGGGCGCCGCGTCGTGGAGTCCCTCGACCAGGGCATCAGCGTCGACTTCGTGACCCAGGCCGGTAGGGGCGGCCGCGTCCGCGAAGTGTACGAGTCCGCGCGCCGCACCTCGCCCCTCATCGTCCGCGAAACCCAGCCCGTCACCGAGGCGACCGCCGATCAGCGGCGCGAGGAGCTCGCCGACCTGCTGAAGGCCAGGTACGGGGCTGGGAACAACCTGTTCGTGTACGTCGTCGATCACGACGACACCACCGTCTGGTTCGAGATCGACACCGGACCCGACCAGGGCACCTGGCAGCAGGCCTACGCCACCACCGGTGAGAACGCCACCAGCCTGACCGGCACCCCCACCCAGGTCCGCCGCGTCACCACATTCGTCCCCGTCACCCCGGCGGGGCAGCCCCACACCACCGAGTCCGAGGAGGACACCATGCCCCAGATCGAGGAGAGCCGACTGGCTCAGCTCGAAGAGGCTGACCGCCGGGTGCCCGTGCTCGAAACCGAGCGCGACACCCTCATCACCGAGCGGGACACCGCCCGCCAGTCCGTCAGCGAAGCCCACCAGGAGGCGGACCGGGCGCACGCGGCCCGCATCATCGCCGAGTCCGGCCACCAGTTCACGGCCCTCGAGCGGCGCGGCCTGCTCGTCGACCCGCCCACCGGTGAGTCCGGGCGCCTCGACCAGGAGGCGTTCGCCGCCGCTGTGGCTGAGGCCGCGGCCGAGGCCCAGGAGGCCCGCGGCGCGGGCGCCCCCCGCGGCCTGGGCGACACCAACCCCCACGGCAGCGGTGAGGACCTCACGGAGGCCGACCTGGATGCCGCTCTCGCCGCCCTCACGGGCCGAACCATCAAGGAGGCCTGACATGGCAACCAACGAGCGTTTCCGCGACGCCGACCACCTGACCCTGCCCGTCCCCTCGGGCACCGTCTCCGGTGACCCCGTCCGGGTCGGAGCCCTCAACGGTGTCGCACAGACCAGCCGAGACGAGGACGGCAACGCGACCGTCTGGCTCAAGGGCGCATACGACCTCGAGGTCGACGGCGCAGTGACCGACGTGGGCTCCCCGCTCTACCTCGACGGCAAGACCCTCGTGGTCGCAGCCGGCGAGCTCGGCGAGCCGTTCGGCTACGCCCTCGCCACCAAGACCGCCGCGGCCGCGCCGGTCCCCGTCCGCATCGCACAGGTCTGAGGAGGACCCCCACCATGACCACCACCCCCGTCCTCCAGCGCAACCAGCGCATCCTGGAGGCCCGCACCACCTTCCAGAAGGCCCTCGACGGTGACTTCCGGGCCCGCGCCGACGTCATGGAGTCCATGACCACGGCCGACTTCCCGATCCTGCTCGGCGCGGCCTACGGCCGTGAACTCCTGCAGGAATACCAGGGCATCGCCCCGGTCTGGCAGAAGTACTCCCGCCGCTCCGTGGTCCCCAACTTCAAGCCGAAGAAGCTCGTCGAGCTCCTCGGTGGCCGCGCCGGCCTGTCGAAGGTCAAGGAGGCCAGCGAGTACCCGGCCCGGGGTCTGACCGAGGCCGAGTACGAGTTCAAGGTCGAGAAGTACGGTGACCGGATCCCGCTGACGTGGGAGATGTTCATCAACGACGAGCTCGACGCGTTCCGGAACCTCCCGGAGCGGCTCGGTACCGCGGCCCGGGAGACCGAGGACATCGTTGCCGCGTCCGCGTTCTTCAACGCCGGCAACACGGGCCTCAACACCGCGTTCTTCCGCGCCCAGAACGGTAACGCCCCTGTCACGGGCGCTGAGGGCGCACTGTCCGCGGACAACGTGGAGGCCGCCCTGCAGGCGATCTCCACCCGCAAGGACAAGGACGGTCGCCCGATCGTCGTGTCCGGCAGCGTCCTCATGGTGCCCCCGGCCCTGGAGATGCAGGCCCGGAAGATCCTCACCGCGACGGAGATCCGCCGCACGGACGGCAACACGACCACGACCGAGTCGAACCACCTTTCCGGTGTGCTGACCCTGGTCGTGAACCCGTGGCTCCCGGTCGTCGCCTCGGGCTTCTCCGGTGTGAACCGCACCTGGTTCGTGCTCCCCGCGCCGAACAGCCCGCGGCCCGCGCACGTGACCGGGTTCCTCCGTGGCAACGAGCAGCCGGACCTGCGGGTGAAGAACGATGCGGGCAACCGTGTCGTCGGCGGCAGCGTCGCCCCGGAGGAGGGGTCGTTCGACGACGACACCGTCCAGTACCGGGTGCGGCACTCGACGGGTTCGTCGCTGGTGATCCCGACCGGCACGTTCGTCGCCACCGGCAACGCGTAGCAGGCACGCGCTGATCGTCCGCCCGCCTGCCGCCCCGTTGCCCGGCAGGCGGGCGGACCCCCACCCCGCGTCAACCCCGTGAAGGAGCCGCATCATGCCTGAAACCAGTGTGGGGGACGTGCGGCTCCTCATCGCCGACGTCGACCCGGACCGCCAGATCCTCACCGACGACCAGCTCGCCGCGTTCCTGCGCATGGCCGGCGGCGAGGAGACCTGGCACGTGCGCCGGGCCGCTGCCGACGCCCTCGAGGCGATCGCCGTGTCCGAGGTGCTCGTCGGGAAGGTCATCCGCACCCAGGACCTGTCCACGGACGCCGCGAAGGTCGCGGCCGAGCTCCGCGCCCTGGCCGCCGCCTACCGCAAGCGTGCCGCCGACGACGAGGAGGCCGCAGAGGACGCGGACGGGGAGGGACTGTTCACGGTCCTCGAGTTCCACCCGAGGCGGCGATAGGCCATGCCGTTCCCCTCCACGACCACGATCCACCCGGACTGGTCCCCGCACCACCAGCCGGCCGCCGCCGGGGCGCTCAACGGCCACCTCACGATCCGGGACCCGGGTATCGGTGGCTGGACCCCCACCGGGGGCGCCCAGCCGTCCACGCCGGGGGCTCTCCTCCACGAGGGACCGTTCCGGGCGCAGCCACTGGACGGCCGAGGCGGGGCCGCGGACGCGGCACGGCAGGACGTCACCCAGCGGGCCTACCAGATCAGCCTGGAGGCCGACGCCCCGGAAGTGCCGGTCGACGCGGCCATCACCATCACCGCCTGCCCCGACGACACCACGCTCGTGGGGAAGGTCCTGACCGTCACCGGCCTGGACTACTCCTCCCGCCGGTTCGAGCGGGTCGTGTACGCGGACCTGAACCTGCAGAGCCAGCCCGGTGGTGCCCCATGAACTGGGACGCCAGCGATCTGCACAACCTGGGCGGGAAGCTCTCCGCAGCTGACATCACCTCGGCCGCGGAGACGGTCATCGCGAAGGGCGCCGCGGACGTCGAGGCGGCAGGCAAGCGCCACTCCCCGGTCGACACCGGCTTCCTGCGCTCCTCGATCGGCCGGAACGTGCAGGGCCTGACCGCCGAGATCGGGCCGACCGCGAACTACGGCGTGTTCGTGGAGATGGGCACCAGCAGGATGAGGGCGCAGCCGTTCATGGCACCCGCCCTCGCTGACGTCCTGCCGTCCGTCGAGAAGGCGTTCCAGCAGGTTGCCCAGGGGCCGTTCACGTGACCGGCGTCGGCACCCTCCACGCGGGCGTCCTCACCGCGCTCCGCCGGATCACCACCATCACCGTCTACGACAACGAGGTCCCCGACCACCCGCCGGCCACGGCGGACGGCCGCGTGTACCCCTACGTCGTGCTCTGGGCCGACCCCGGTATCCGCCCGGCCGCGTCCAGGGAACTGGAGTCGGCCACCAGCGGGGACCTCACCTGGCAGGCCGTGCTCACGGTCGCCTCCGGGGACGTGATGTGGACGCTCGACACCGTCTCCCTCGTCCGGTCTGCGCTCGACGGCACGGTACTCACTCCGTGGGCGGCGCCCCTGGAGGAGGACCCCACCATCACCAATCTCCCGGTCCTCAAGGACCGGGGCGTCAACCCCGCCCGCCACTACGTCCAACTCACCTACCTCACCACCACCGGATAAAGGAGGCCGCCATGGCCAAGCGTGTGCCCGCATGGGATGCCCGCACCGGGGAGAAGCTTCCCCACAACGTGCCGCAGGAGTGGTTCGACCACGACCTGTTCCCGAACCTGACCGACAAGGAGCCGAAGGGTGCGGGCAAGCCCGCGGCCCCGGCCGCCACGACCGCTCGCGCCGCGGGCAGCAAGGAGGCCTGACATGGCCAAGTCCCTTTTCGAGGGCCGCATCCGGCTGGAGGCCCTCGCGGTCGCCCCGGCAGACCCGGACGCCCTCACGGTCGCCGAGCTGTCCGCAGGCCAGCGGATCTCCAAGTCGATCCTCCGCTCCGGCTACCGGCTGTCCCCCACCGGCTCCGACACGCTCAACGAGCCGGGCCTGGAGGACTCCGGGAACTCCACCACCTACGGGGCGTCGAACTACGAGGCCACGTTCTCGGTGTTCCGGTACCTCGACGAGTCCGGCCTCAGCGATGAGGAGCAGGACATCGGCTACAACCTGTTCACCGGCAAGGGCCTCCACCTGTACCTGGTGGAGCGCATCGGCCCGCCCGCCTCCAAGCCGTGGGAGGCCGGCGACCCGTACAGCATGTACCCGATCATCACGGACGACCCGCAGCAGCCCACCGAGCTGTCCGGCTACATCAAGTTCGTGCAGCCGATGGGTGTCACCGGCGGCGTCGTCCCCCGCGGCACCGTCGTCGCCGGCGAGTAGCCGCCCCTGTTCTCCCGGCCTGCCCGCATGTCACGGGGCGGGCAGGCCGGGACCCCCACCACCCCGTGACACCAGCAGGCCCCCAAGCCACACCAGGACTGGGGGCCTCACCCATGCCCGCACCCGTGACATCGAGGAGAACCCCGTGACCACCTACTTCAGTGACAGCCCCGACCAGCCGGTGGAGGACGAGCCCCGCGAGGAGACGCCCACCAGCCAGGCCGCACCCGCCCCCGACGTGTCCGAGCCCGACCTCCCGCCGCCGGCCGACTTCGACCTCGACTCGTGGGTCCAGGGCGTCCGCTCCACCATCCGCTCCGTGAACGTCTACCAGCGCGCCGACCTGCTCGGAGAGATCGACAGCCTCGAGCAGCAGCTCCAGGTCGCGAGGGCGACCGAAGCCAGCGGGGCCGACGAGTCCGGCATGGAGGACAACCTGTCGTCCGAGGAGCTCGAGGCCCGCCTGTTCGACCTGCAGCAGACGTTCGTGGACTCCGGCGTCACGTTCCGCATCGAGGGCCGGTCCGAGACCTGGCTGAACCGCGTCAAGAAGGAGTGGGAGAACCACTCCGACACCCACGGGAAGAGCAAGGACGAGAAGTCCGTGTACGTGCAATTGCACCAGCTCGCTGGCGCCATCATCCAGCCCGCCGGCGTCACCTACGAGCACCTGGCTGCCCTCCGGGAGTCCAGTGAGCCGCAGATCCGCCGACTCCTCGTCACCTTCGCGATGGCCAACAACCAGGCACCGTCCGTGACGGTCCCTACCTCGCCGGCGTCCTCCGCAACCCGGCGAGGGCGTCGGCGCTAACCGCGCTGAAGACCGCCCACCAGTGGGGGCGGCCACCACACCAGTACTGGGGCGTGCCCGGCGAGACGTGGGGTGTTGAGGACCTGCTGCTGACGCAGGCCTACACGGTCGTGGAGTCCATGCGCTGCCCCTGTGGGTGCGGCGGGTGGGCCGACGAATGCCTGGACAAGGACCTGCAGGACGCGTGGGAGGCCCGGATGGGCACCCACTACCGCAAGGCGGTCCTGGACGCCTACCGGGAAGCCAACAAGGACGCCCTGAAAGAGCCGGGCGCGTTCGCCTACCTCGTCGACCTGCGCGACCCCGAACCGCCATTTTCCCCCGAGCCTGAGGAGGCATGAACCGTGGACCGTTCTGTCGCTATCCGGCTCACTGCGGAGATCAACCAGTACAAGTCCGCGATGGGCGAGGCGGGGTCGGCTTCCGAGCAGGCCGCGTCGCGGATCGAGCAGTCTGGGAAGCGGGCGGAGCGGGCCGAGACCGGGAAGGGGAAGGCGGCCACCGACGCGGCGACCACCACGTCCGCGGCCGCCCGCACCACCTCGGATGCCTCGACGTCGTCGGCTGCCGCTCAGGAGGCCGCTGGGCAGACCGCTTCCGCCGCCTCGGAGGGTGCGGCCAAGAGCGCGGAGGCAGCCGGGGAGGCGGCGGAATCCGCTGGAGAGCGGTCCGCTGCAGCGGCTGACAGCACGGCGCAGGCAGCAGAGTCGTCGGCGTCCGCCCAGGAGTCTGCGAGTTCAACGGCACAGGCTGCTGCAGACGCCCAGGCGAGCACCGCTGAGAGCAGCGCTAAGCGAACCGAGACCGCCTTCTCGAGGGTCGCTCAGTCGGTTCGAGACAACGAGAAGGCGTGGACGACCGCCGGCACCGCCCTCGCCGGATTCGGGGCCGTGGTCACCGGTATCGGTGTAGCGGCCCTCGCAACCGGCATCTCATACAACCAGCTTCAGCAGACGTCACGTGCGGCGCTCACGACCCTGACGGGGTCGGCTGAGCAGGCGAACGCCCAGATGGACCGGCTCAACGAATTCGCGTCCACGAGCCCGTTTGCCAAGGACGTTTTCATCAAGGCGCAGCAGCAGATGCTCGGCTTCGGCATCGAGGCGCAGAAGGTCATCCCCTACCTCGACTCCATCCAGAACGCGGTGGCCGCAACTGGTGGTTCGAACCAGGACATTGCCGAACTGTCGAACATCTTCTCGAAGATCAGTGCCTCCTCGAAGATCACAGCCGAAGACCTGAACCAGTTCGCTGTCCGAGGCGTCGACGCGGCGACCATCATCGGCTCCCAGATGGGCATGACCGGCGCGCAGATCCGGGAGCAGATCACGGCCGGGACTCTCGACGCCGGCCAGGCCCTGGACGCTCTCGCCGCGGGGATGCAGGACCGCTTTGGCGGCGCCGCCGATAACGTGAAGAACACGCTCTCGGGCGCGTTCGACCGGGTGAAGGCCGCGTGGCGAGACCTGTCGTCCGAGCTCGCGGCGCCGCTAGTCGGCCCCGAGGGTGGCGGGCTCCTGGTCGGCCTCCTCAACAGGACGGCCGACCTCATGCGCGCCTTCCAGGCCCTCCCCACCCCGATCAAGACGACCATCGCCTCCCTGGGCGGGTTCGTCGGAGTCACTGCGACGGTGGCCGGAGGATTCCTCCTCCTCGCTCCCCGGATCGTTTCCACGGTCGACGCCTTCCGCCGACTCAAGTCCACATCCCCCGGCATCACTTCCGGCCTGGGGCGGATCGCGTCCGCAGCCGGCAAGGCCGGGGCGATGATCGCCACGATGCAGATCATCGGCTCGTTCCTCCCCGAGCGCTCCTCCATCCAGATCAACGAGGCCGCCGACGCCCTGCGAAACCTGTCCGCCGCAACGGCTGGGAATCACTCCGCAGACCTCACCGGCCTCCGGGAGGCGTTCCAGGGACTCACCGACCCCACCCTGGGCCAGCAGATCGGTAACACGGCCTCGCAGATCGAGCGGCTGTTCGGCGGCATGTCGAACAACCAGTGGAACGAGCAGGTCTTCGCGGACCTGTCCGCCGGCCTGGCGAGCATCTTCGAGTCGAACCCGGCGGAGGCCGCCCAGATATTCAACGAGATGCTCGAGATGACGGGTGGGACAGCTGAGGAGCTGATCGCCCTGATGCCCGCATATGCGGAGGCGCTTCGCGCGGCTGGTGAGCAGGCCGGAGTCACGGGAGAAGACTTCGATGTCGTCGCCTGGGCGACCTCGGACATGTCGGAGGAGATGGCCGACGCTGCGGACGAGGCCGCTGCGCTGGCTGCCGAGCAGGAGTACCTGGCGGGTGAGCAGGAGCGCCTGGCGGACGTGACTCGGAAGACCACGGACGAGATGGCGGAGCAGGTCGGCCAGCTCGAGACCCTGCTGGACGTCATGCGGAACGCCGGGGGCGCCTTCATGGATGTCCAGGATGCCCAGGCGCAGTACGCCGAGACCATCATGGGCCTGGGCGACGTGATGGACGAGTTCGCGACGGCCACCGGCAACGCGCTGAACGAGGCCGGGGACAACTGGGACTTCTACTCGGAGAAGGGTGCGCTGGCGAACAAGACCGTCAACGAGATCGCCCAGAACGGGTGGGACCTGGTGGACTCCCTCGCAGCCACCGGGGCGTCGGCGGATGAGATGGCCGCTGCCATGCAGCAGTCCCGTGAGGACGTCATCAACCAGGCGATAGCGTTCGGGATGGGCGATGAAGCGGCTGCGAACCTCGCAGACCGAATGGGCCTCATCCCGGAGAACGTCTACTCCCACATCGACGTCGTGACCGGTCCCGGCCTGGCACGCCTGGCGGCTCTCGAGGAGGAGATGGAGCAGCTCCCGGACGGGGAGGTCACCGTCAACGGTGACACGCTCCCGGCCGAGGACGCCCTGGCTGAGATTGTCGAGACGATCAACACCACGGACGCGGACCACATTGTCATCAACGGCAACATCGTGCCGATCGAGGAGGCCCTGGACGAGATCGAGGGCCTGATTGACGAGGGCGTGTCCGACCTGGACGTCGGGATCAACCGGGACGGGGCGATCCTCGAGACGACGAACCTGGTCTCGGATATCGAGGGGATGGCTCCGGAGATCCCCCTCCTGGCCAACGACCAGCCCGCTCGAGACACGCTGACGCTGCTCGGCCAGGACTACGAGAACCTCGGTCCGACCACGAACCTGTACGCCAACGACCAGCCGGCACGGGACGAGCTGAACTGGTTCGAAGACGCTGTGAGCGGGTCCCGGCCCTCGGCGACGATCGACGCCGACAACCGCCCGGCACTGAGCGAAACCCAGTGGTGGAAGGTCGAGACAGACAAGACGATCGGCACCGCCGGGATCAACGCCCGGGACCGCGGGGCGGAAGACAGGCGCCGGGCGATCCTCCGAAACATTGACATGTCGACCGGGACCGCCGGCATTAACGCTCAGGACCGCGGAGCGAACAGCTCCGCGAACCGAATTCTGTCCGGTATCGCCTCGAAGACCGCGAACGTCGGTGTCGGCGCACAGGCCCGGTGGGCTCAGATCAACTCGATCATCGCCCAGATCCAGAACAGGGCTGGGTCGGCGGGCGCTGCCGTGTCGATCGGTGCGATCAACGCCCGCGCTGGGGGCGGCCCCGTCTGGGGGCCAGGCACCAGCACGTCGGACTCGATCCCCACCCTGCTGTCGGACGGCGAGTACGTCCACCGGACGGCCGCCGCCCAGCACTACGGGTACTCGACCATGGACGCCATCAACCAGATGCGCATCCCCAAGGACCAGATGCTCGCCCTCGCGTCAGGCCAGCACGTGGCCCGCCGTGCGGAGGGCGGACCGGTCGGCTGGGCCGGCGCCCCCGCCTACCAGGCGCCCATGTCCTCGTCGACGACGTCGACGGTCAACAACACCTACTACCTGCAGATCAACCCTGGCGACCTGCAGGGGATCCGCACACTGGAGGACCTCGTGGCGAACGCACGGCGAAACTCGCGCCAGCAGGTTGGGGTGAATGCCTGATGGCCATCTCGTGGGGCCCGTGGGCCAGCGGTGCGGGTGGTGTGCAGACGCGGCTGGGCGTGGAGTGGTCGCAGTCCCCGGGGACGATCACCTCGAGCACCTCGTCGGTGACGGTGACGGCCAGGATCTACCTGGGCCACAGCGGGTTCGTGCAGGACTCGAACTTCCAGCTCATCCTCGGAGCAAGCTTCGGTGGGACAACGACTCACTCTGTGAACCGGTCTGGTTCGGGGACGGTCCTTCTCCGAACGACCTCCCGGTCCTACGCGCCCATCGTCGGTGAACGGGGACACTCCGCTCTTACCGCGCGGCTAACCAACTTCATCGGCGGGTCACCCAACCTGACTTCGAACTATTACTCCGCCGCCAAGCCGGGTGGCGGCGGCGGAGGAGGTGGGGCCCAGACCCGTCCTGCGGCTCCGACCGGGGCAATCGTCACCCGCATCTCCGACACGGAGATCCGCCTCGTCTGGACGAACCACCCGACTGGCAGCGCGCCCTACACGGGCGTGAAGATCGAGCGGTGGGACGCCCGGTTCGGAACCTGGGGACAGGTTGCCGCCGGCGGGTCCTCCTCCCAGTCCTGGACCGACACCACGGTCACGCCGAACAACGCCTTCCGCTACCGCGTCCGCGCGTACAACAGCGTCGGGCACTCCCCGTACTCGGGGCAGTCCGCCCTGGTGATGAACACGCCGGGCGCGCCAGGAAACGTGATCGCCCGGCGCGTCGGCTCGGACATTCGCCTGACATGGGTGAACGGGGCCCGGCAGGGCGCCTTCACGAGCACGGAGATCCAGCACCGCGCGGACGGCGGGGCGTGGGAGGTCATCGGGACCGGGTTCGGGACCGCCCGCGAGGACTACCTGCACGAGTCGCCGTCCGGTGGCGGCACTCACCAGTACCGCATTCGCGCCCGCGCGAACTCCCTGTTGGGTCCCTGGTCGGACCTGTCGAACGTGGTGGCGATCGAGTCGCCCCCGAACGCCCCGACGATCCTCGCCCCAGGCAACGGCCAGTACGTCCCCGACTCCGGTGAGGTCCAGCTGTCCTGGCGGCACAACCCCACGGACGGGTCGGACCAGACTCGCGCGGTCGTCCGCTACGGCCCCTCAGCCGGGTCACTGACCATGGTCAACGTCAACGGCGACGCCCAGACGACACTGATCCCCGCCCCCAGCTCCGGACCGGGTGGTCAGGAGGTCGCCTGGTACTGGGACGTCCTGACCTACGGGTCGCACGTCTCCCCGTCCCCCCGGACCAGTGCCGCGCCCATCGTCATCGGGACCCCGAGCACGGAGATCCTCTCCCCGGCGGACGGTGAGACCTACGAGGCGTCGACCCTGGTCGTCCAGTGGGAGCACGAGGGTATCCCCGGGGCGACCCAGACCGGCTACCGCGTCAGCTTCTACCGCGAAGGGGTCCTGCTCGGGCAGGCGTCCGGGTCCGGGCCGCTCAACACCTGGACGTGGGACGGGCGTCTGACGGACACCGAGACCTACACGGTCACGGTCCAGACCCGCGACATGGACTCCGGCCTGTGGACGAGCGTCGCCTCCTCGGAGTTCACGGTCGACCTGCTCAAGCCTCCGACGCCGATCATCCAGGCCGGATGGGTCCCAGATGAGGGAGTCGTGAACATCACCGTCGACAACCCGGACGCGGGAGAGGGTGAGGCGGAAGTCCTCGGCTTCGAGCTGTGGCGCGCAGTGGACCGCGAGACGGTCAGCGCGGCGGAGGAGTGGGAACGGTCGCTGACGGCCCGCCAGGACACGATGACCGAGGCCGCTAGGAAGGTCACGTGGGTCGAGCAGTCGGAGGAGCCGACAGGGGACGCGAACCTTCTCTGGATCGATGGCGACGGAACCCCGAACGTATGGGTGGACTACGGGCCAGAGGCGCGCACCAACGTGCTCCTCAACCCTCGACTCGTGGCCGCGGGGCCACCGGTCACCTACTCGGCTAGCGGAGGGACCATCACCGCCGAGTACCTTGAGGACTTCCGGCGAGTCTCTTGGACGAACGAGGAACCCGTCATGGGTTCCGGGGGGATGAACTTCACCAACTTCTGGCCCGTCTCCCAGCCTGCACCCGCTTCCGGCCAGTCGTACTCCGCCCGGATCCTCGCTCGCTCCGCCAAGGAACGGCAGTTGGTCTTCAACGTTCAGTGGCTCAACGCTTCTGGCGGAAACGTCGGGAACAACCCCCACGCCGTGGTGCTGCCGGCGGGTGAGTGGGTTGAGGTCACCAATGACAACCTGACTCCGCCCGCCACCGCGACCCGGGCGCGGGTCCTGGCGTACATCAGCCCCGTCGACATCGGCGCGGGTCCGGGGCTCGCAGCAGGCGACCACCTCGACGTGCAGCGAGTTTTCATGGGGCCAGAGGCCGCCGCTGGCGAACACATCGACGGCAGCATGCCAGGTGTCGAGTGGGACGGTGCGGCCGACAACTCTCGGTCCACTTACACCGGTCCTGGCTGGCGCTTCGCTGGGGACGACGTGGTTCAAGCCGGGGACGATGCCGCTGCAGGCGCGGCGGGCGCGCGGGCCACCCTCGACGCCCTGTGGGAGAAGCACGCCGTGAAGGTCTCGAGTGTCGGCGTGGACGAGTCGATCACGGACCACGCTCCCCCGGTCGGGGTCACGGTCGCCTACCGCGTCCTGGCGGCATCTGCGATTCCCTCGGTCGCCGTCTCGGAAACCCTCCTCATCTCCACCACCCCACACCACACGTGGATCTGGATCAACGCCGGCGAAGGCTGGGGCGACCGCGTGAAGATGCGCCGCGGCGGGAACATCAAGATCTACCACGCTCAAGAGAAGACCCTTACCCAGTACCGGGGCCGGCGGCGGCGCGTCGAAACCCTTGGCGAGGCGGTCGAGGACCGGGTGACCGTCAACGTCCGGCTCGACCCTTCGGACGGCTCCTGCACGTTCGACGAGCTCATCAGCATGCTGGACCGGCCCGCCCCGCTCCTGTACCGGGATCCGACCGGCCGCATGTGGGAGGTCTCCTCCAGCGCGACGGACCTCAGCCACCAGGCGCGCCTCCAGTACGTCACGTTCGAACTGGAGCGGGTCGATGGGTGAACCCGCGTTCGACGCGCTGATCAGCCACCGGCGGGAGCGGTGGGTGGTGGAGCTCCTCGATGCGCGCACCGAGAAACTGCTCGCGGACCTTCGCGCGACTGCCGGGAAGGTCGACTGGAACGTGAACGCCACGATCCGTTCCTCCTGCACGCTCAACCTGGAGGGCCTCGCCGGCTACGACTGGCGGCAGGTCCGTATCCGGCTGCGCTACGCGCTGGACGGGCCGGGGGGCGGTGACTGGCCGCTGGGGGTCTTCCTTCCCGCCACGCCGCTGGAGGAGTGGGACGTTGGTGTCAGCCACACGGTCGAGGCCTACGACAAGATGGTGATCCTCGACGACGACCAGACGTCGTCCGCGTGGACCTACCCTGCCGGGCAGAACATCGTCCAGGCGGTCGTCCAGGTCATTGAGTCGACTGGGGAGATGTCACACGTCATCCCGGCGAGCACGAAGTCCCTGGGCGCGTCGATGACGTGGGACGTGGGCACACCGAAGCTCCGCATCGTCAACGACCTGTTGGAGGCGGCCGGGTACTTCTCGGTCTGGTGCGATGGGCTGGGGCGCTACCGCGCGGACCCCTACGTGCCGCCCGCTGACCGTCCGGTCGTCTGGGACTTCGTCGACCACCCGGTCAGGTCGATCTTCATGAACCGGTTCGAGCGGGAGATGGACGGCTTCCACGTCCCCAACCGGGTGGTGATGATCGGCCGGTCCGAGGACCAGGAGACCCCACCACCGTTCGCGGTCGCCCAGAACGAGGACCCGGACAGTGAGTGGTCGTACCAGGCGCGGGGCCGGTGGATCACGTACACGGAGGAGGGCGTGGAGGCCGCCGATGGTGAGACCCTCGACAGCCTGGCCGCTCGGAAGCTCCGGGACCTCACGGGGGCGTCCCGCAGTCTGACTCTCCGCCACGCCATGATCCCGCTCGTCCCGAATGACGTCGTGCGGGTGCGGGTCGGAGACGCACTCAACGTCCTCGCGTCCGTTCAGACGATGAGCGTGTCCATCGGTACGGGTGAGCTCGTGGAGTCCCGCCTGATGGAGGTGCAGTCATGACCGCGCCGTTCTCCTTGTTCAGTTCGCCGCCCGTGTCGCAGGTGCCGGCGCCGTCGTATCGGTTCGGGACCGTCACCTCCCTGACGCCGCTGAGGGTGACCCTGGATGGGCCGCTGGAGGGGCAGCAGGGGGCGACTCCGGTGACGCTCGCACGCGGCCTCGCGTTGGGGGACCGCGTGCAGGTGCTCATCCACCACGGGCAGATGGTCATCACCGGCCGAGTCGGCGGGGACCGGCCCGTGCAGCGGTGGGGGTCCGCCAATGCGACCTGGGCGAACCTCGGTCTGTCGTCGGCGTCGCGCGTGCTGGCGACGGTGGATATCCCCGCTGCCCCATACCCGAGGTACATCGACGTCGACGGAATCCTCGTCTACCAGTCGCAGGCAGTCGGCTCCACGGTCGGGCAGATCAACGCCCGTGTTGCAGCGTCCGTCGACCGAAGCACGGTCACCACTGCGCAGGTCCGGATCCCGATCTTCCAGACCCAGTACACGAACCACTGGAAGGCCCAGCCGATTGCCTACCGGGGTCATCTGCTGCCCGCGAACACCGCCGCCACGGCCCGCCTGTGGCACTGGAACGAGAACAACCTCCCGTACACGTGGCAGTACGACCGGGGCGCGAACGGCGAGACCAGCCAGATCTACGTGACCGCGACCCCCGCCTAAGGAGCCCCATGACCACGGACCTGACGACCATGACCGACGAGGACCTGGCGGCCCTCATCATCGCCGCGCAGGACGAGCTCGGCCGCCGCGCGACCCTGGCCCACATCCCCGAGCAGATCGAGCAACTCGCCGCCGACTGGGCCACCGCCGCCGGACGCGAGCCGGGCGACGCCTGGGTGCAGCCAACCGGCTACCACGACGCTTACCCGCTCGGGTCGACCGTCACTCACGACGGCCGTGAGTGGGAGTCCCTGCGCGCAGGGAACCCGGACGAGCCCGGCGTGGAACCGCTGTCGTCGTGGCGGGAGATCGTGCCCGAGGGCGCACCCCCACCCGAGTGGCAACGCCCCCAGGCCCACAACCCCTACATGGCCGGCGACCGCGTGAGTTTCGAGGGCCAGGTGTGGGTGTCCCTCATCGACAACAACGCCTGGTCACCCACGGAGTACCCGGCCGGCTGGGAGCTCGAGGAGGGATCGTCGTGAGCCTGCGGCCGGTCAGTGATCTGGCGCTCATCGAGGAGATGGAGGAGACGATCCGGCCGTGGCTCGCGGTGGCCTACGGCTGGGCGATGATCGCGGGGCTCGCTGGCTTGGTGTGGACGCCTCAGACGATCGAGGGGACCATCGGCTGGGTTGTGACCACGGGGGCCGCGGCGATGGCCGCGGTGGGTGGCCTGCTTTCCACGGTCTCCGTCCTGGCGCGTCGGTGGCGGATCGAGCGGGTCGTGATCCACCTGGTCTCCGGTGGGATCGGCGCCTACGCGGCTGGCGTCTGGTCGATCGTGCTCGGTGATTCCGCCTGGTCTCGCATGATGCAGGGCGCGATCGTCCTCTCCACCATCAGCATGTTCCTCGTCCGTGCGCGGTGGATCGAGGCGCGCGCCCGGCTCCGACGTCAGGCGCACCACCAGTACCAGGAGGCGATTCGCCGGGTCCGTGATGAGCCCACGGTCGACGGAGAGTGAGGCCAGGTGGACCCCATCTCCGCGGTCGTCGCGGCCGTCGGGGCGGTCACCGGCGTGATCGCCGTGATCGCCACCGTGACCAAGAACAAGAACGACGGGAAGCTCGGGCTGGTCCGCGAGGAGCGGGAGGGCGAGGACGCCTGGCAGAAGCGCTACGCGGCTCTCCTGGACGACATCACCGAGCATCAGGTGCGTCCCCGTCAGGAGCGCATCGAGGATCTGCTCGACCACGTGGAGAAGCTCCGCGCCCAGCGCGATGACCTCCGACGCCGGCACCGCTTGGCCCTGGACTTCATCCGCGTGCTGCTCCGCTGGATCGCGGACCACACACCCGCCGACAATCCGTCGCCGCGGCCCGAGGTGCCCGACGACATCCGAGACGACCTCTGAGGAGGCCACCATGGCCCAGTTCCCCGGTGCCATCCAGAAGCCCATCAGCACGAACCACGGCCTCGTTCGCAGCGGTGGCAAGATCGACCGGACCGCGGCCCGCCCTGGCGGGACGACGGCCGTGATCTACCACGTCGCCGCATCCAAGGCCGCGAGCCTGCGCGACTGGTTCAACATCCCTGCCGTCCGCGCGTCCTCTCACCTGTTCGTGCTCTACAGCGGGTTGGTCGAGCAGTACGTCGACGCCGACCACGTCTCCTGGGCGTGCGGGGACGGCGACCTGCGCGCCATCACCGTCGAGACCCAGGGCGTGGACGGCGAGCCGTGGACGGACGCCCAGGTCGAGACC